AGGTACTTCAGGCAGTTACCCTTGAGATAACCTTTGTACTCCTGCGGGTGCATAGATGCCTTGATAGCTTCAATAGCTTCGATAGCTCCCTTGTTGTAGTGATCGGGTTGAGTCACAGGGTTATGGCTGTCTTGAGGATGATACAGCTTACCTACGGCTGTGTCCCATTGCTTTGGTGTTGCATCGTTAATAGACATCTTCTTCCTCTAGGTCAAACTTCCAACTGTTAGTGTCCACCTTATCAGCGAACCGCTCAACCAACTCTTCAGACGTAATCTCTAACGCCTCCATGATTGTCACTTCATCGTAGCGTTTAGCTATCCGCTCAAGTATCTCGTCAAGAGTTAGCACCGTACTTCCCCCGTAGATAGGACATAGACACAGGCATCTCATCAAACGTACCGTTGTCTACCTCGTTGAATACCCACAACCCAGACCATGATCCATTAGTCTGTGGGTTAAGATACTCCTCGTCGTGCTGATAATAGATACCAGCAAACAAGGCTGTCATTCTTTTTCCTGCGGCGTTTCTGTCAAAGGCAATGTCTCTGTCTTGTACGTGTCCCATGACGCAAGACATATGTTTCTTTTGGAGCAGTAGCTTTGCATTAGTGACTGGCCTGCCCATGACACCGCTAGTGAAAAAGTGGCAATAAGCAATACCGTCCACAATAACTGGCTGAAGATACGGATATACTTCCCAACCTCTGAGATTAAGATCTTCATAGCTCATTAGTCCTTCTAACTTGGCATCGTTCTCTACCGCACGTTCAATCCGTTGCTCGTGATTACCAAGGGTAAAGATGAGGCGGGGCTTCCATACCTTCTTCTTCATCCTACGCATACGGGACTGCTCTGCTCTAATACAGTCCATGAACACCTGCATAGCTTCGTTGCCAGCCTCTACGTCAGCAGAGTAGCGCCTACCTTCAAACGACTTCTTGCCCACATCGTATGATGACAACGAGGGAAAGTCCCAATGATCTCCTAGATGAATGATAGTGTTAGGTTTGATAGCCACAGCATAGCGTCCTGCCCACAGCATATGGTCAATAGGATGCTCTGGTTTGATCTGAGTGTCAGGTATCATTAGGTGTCTCATCTTCTCCATCCTGTAGGTATTGTGTCAAGAGTGTACCAACGGAATCCATGCTTCTCTGCCCACTCTTCCATTGTGTAGCGTGTACCATCTTTTCTTCTTCGTGATCCCGGCATTGGGGTGTTTGGTTTCTGGAAGAGAAATACCAACTCCTCCGTCCAGCTAAGTGTCTCCGCAATGATGACATACTTACGCGCCTCCTCAGATGTACGGAACCTGCCCTTTGCCTCTATATAAACAGTCTTGCCACGGTGCGTGTAAACAAAGTCAGGCTCGTAGTGTTTAGGAACAAGATAAAAGATACGTTGTTCTGGGTGATACTCACAGCCCTGCATAACCTCATGGGCTGCTTTCTCAAACTTGGAATCATACTTCATCAGAGTTTAACCACTCTTGTCCTTCTTCTGATTTTACCCACTTTTTAAATTCGTCGTAATAATGATCAACAACGCTTGCTCTTTCGTCTGACGTTAACTTTCTTCGACAAGCTTCGTTTGCTAATTTCATTTCGAACAAATACTCGTCCAAAATATATCCAACTATTGACATGGTTATTCTTGCGGAGTTAGCGTCACTCGTTGTGTTACAAAAGTTCCAAGATTTTGCACGTTCTTTAGCTTCTTCTTTGTCATAGTAGTAACACATAAAGTCTTCACCGGGATCAGCCCCATAATTATCTTCGAAAGCGCAGTACTCTTTTCCATCATAATCTTTTTGTTTACAGACTTTCCAATAGTATTCTAAAAATTCTTCTTGAAGTCTATCGAACATCTTTTTACATTCTTCTTTATTGTAGTAACAGTCCCCTAGATCGGTGTCCCCGTAAGTTACAAAAAAGTTTAGCGCAGCGACCACCCAAGAAAACTCGTGGTAATTTTTAAGATGAAGGCTGTAAGGCTGTCTCATTCTGTTACCCATAACTAAATCTCCGATGGCTTCTCATACTTATCATCAGGTGAACGCAACAGGTACAGAAGTTGTAAGCTTTCTAGTAGCCTGTCCTCATCCAGTTCGTTGTCCCAATAGTGAGTAAGACAAGTACTGTAACACTCCCACTCTGTTATACACGGGTCAATGATCTTGTCAGCTTTCTTAGGGCCGATACCATAGATACCCGGTATGTTGTCTACACGATCACCCATCAACGCCTGCTTGTACAGCCACCGCATAGCGTCATCAGAGTTAAATGCATTTAAGTTTTTCTTGGTGTAGTCATACATACGACAAGGGATCTGCTTGAAGTCCTTATCTAGTGAACAGATGATAACATCGTGGTCTAGCTCAGTTGCCTTGATTGCAATAGCATCGTCAGCTTCCATGCCGTTGACAACCTGTGCGTTCCACTCAGTTACCATGTAGTCACGTAACAGATTCTTGTGTACTGGTACTCGCTTGTTATCACGGTTACCTTTGTAGGGTTGGGTAGTGGCAACCTCGTCCCTGAAGTTACCCTTACCCGTTAAGTACACTATGCTGGATGTGTAGTGTTCAGACAAATCCACGACCATTTCGGACAGGTAGTTGTCTAGGGTTTGTGTTGCAACGTCTTCACTCTCTTCGTCACAGGCAAACCCTACACGGTACACCAGCATATCACCGTCAATCAGTATCACAGAGCTTCCATCTCTTCGATCTCAGGTGCATACTCAACAACGTCACTAACTACAAGACGCTTGAGCGTGGCACTACGACCTTTCTTCTTGAGGTATTCCCAATCGTAGTACCCGATGAGACATCGAGCTTTGGAACCATTACCCACAGTGACTCCTGATTCTGGGTCATCCATCTCATCGCGTGGTGTTCGTCCTTTGATGAGCAACTCTGATCCGTCAGGGTTGAAGGCTCGGTACTTGTTGTTAGATTTGCAGGTGATGTAGTTTCCACGATCATCCCCCTTGTTGTTGATGTTTAATCCCAGATCCTCCAACGCAGTCACAGCAGCGTCAGATAGATTAGCAAGATCAACCGTGTACTTACCTGCTAACTCATTCTTGTGAGTCAGGTTAGGCCAGAACAGTTCACAGTTAACCATTACGTTGGGTGCTTGGTCAGACATATAGCATTCTCCTGCTAGTTAAACTTACCATAATATTATACCACAAAAAATAGAATTGTGCTAGTGGGTATCTGCCCAACTATTACCAACTCTATACTCTCCGTCCAACGGACAGTTCAGTTGCAGGACTTCGCCTGCGAATACCATTGCGTTGACGCATGACTTGCCAATGAAGTCTGCATCCTCTGGGCGGCACTCTATCTGCCACTCATCATGAACCTGTGCTACCAGCTTGAAGTCAACACGAGCCAGTAGGTCATACAAAATAATGATAGCCTGCTTCATCACCACAGCGCCAGCGCCCTGCAGTAGTGTGTTCAGTGCAGCGTGTTGTGATCGTACACGTATACGTCTGTCATCTAGACCAGTGAGGAATCCTGTCTCTGCATCAGACATAACCTCAGAGCGTAGCTTTGCCAGCGCAGGTGTGTTCTCTAGGAATGCTGCCTTGAGTCTCTTACCATGAGCAGCACTGCCACCTACGACACTGCCTATCTTGGCGTCACCTGCACCATACAAGAACGCATAGATGAATGTCTTAGCCTGATCTCTTGTCTCTAATCCTGCGGCTGTCTGGTTAGCTGTGTGTATGTCACCTGATAGTATCTCGTTGGTGTAGGATTCATCATCCATGTAGTGTGCAAGCATACGTAGCTCAAGACCACTGGCATCAGCACCAACCAGAACACGGTCTTCAGGTGTGGTGAATAACTCACGACATTGCTTACCATACTCAGCCCTTACAGCAGGTATCTGAGCCATGTTCGGAGAGGAGTGTGCCATCCGTCCGGTGACAGCGCCGATGTGCCTGACTCTGCCATGTATTCTCTTGTCTTCGCCAACTGCTTTAATCCACGAGTCAACTTGAGAGGCTCGTTTCTGGCAGAGAAGATAACGTAGTATGATCTTTGCTTCGGGAATGTGAGTCTGCTTTTTAAGTGTAGCCTCATCAACCTTTGGTTTTCCTGACGGAGTGAGTTCCTTCCACACAGCACCCTTGCTAGTAAGCCGCTCTGCAATTTGTTGTCTACTGCCGACATTGAATACCGTAACTTTGTCCTTGAGTCTCTTCTGTGTTTTATCACTGATCCTCTCCTCTACTATTGGTGGGAACACACGCTGTAAGTCAGTCTCAATCCTGTGCATACGGGTAGTCAGTTCTTCGTACAGCTTGACTGCACCATCCCTGTCAAACTCAAAGCCGTTGTCCTCCTGATCCTTACAGATAAACGCAACGCTGTGTTCAAGGTCAACGCAGTGCTGGCTAAATCCAAACATCTGCATCTGTGTCATGAGTGCATCATGCAGTCTTTCTGTTACGTCAACATCTCTTTTACAATACTCAACCATTTCATCTGATAGTTCTTCCCACTCGCTGTGTTCTCCTTTAGGAAAACCAAGCCTAGTTCCCCAAGCAGAAAGACTATGACCACCATCCAAGTCGGGATGAAACAAACGAGAAAGTACCAGCGTGTCCACAACTCTGTGTTGTGGTATGCGTATACCCCAGAGGCGGTGAAGTACAGGAAGATCATACCCGATAAGATTATGCCCACACAACGGTCCGCCTTTTGCCAGTTCATCCATTAAGCTCCGTCTAGATAAGTGGGTCAAGTGTGCTTCGTTCGATCTCTTTGTAACCACGCAGTGTATTTTCGTAGGGTTCAGGCCGTCTGCCTCTATGTCTAGAAACACAGTATTCGTAGTAGGTGAGATCAAGCTGTTGTCCTTTTGTAAGTTCATGACCACTCTCCCTCATCTCCATGTTCTGTTCCTGTTGCATAATCCAAGTACTCATCCTCGACATATTTAATCTCCTCTAGGTCACTGAGTGTAGCATAGACCATGTCACCTATTGTCATCAAGTCATCATCGATTAAGAATCTACTACACTCATTACACAAATCAACAAACTCACCACTGCCACTAAACTTCTTGGTCAGTTCGTAGTTCGTCATGATCTTGTCACACGCTTTGCACCTCATTCAATAATCTCAGTGAGCCTCCCCGTATCTTTGTTATACATCAGCGCCGTAGCTGGCCCTGTCATACCACTGAATCTGTTCTTCAGCACACGCACGTTGGTGGTGTTGCGTACCATAGGATCTTCTGCTTGTGCGTTACGCTCTAATCCTAACACGATGTCACTCAGTTGTGCT